TTAGCACCTGCTTGGTACTGATTGAAATCTGTGTCTAACTCGTTAGCCTTAGCTTCAATTATCTCTCTCAATTTTTCAAGTTCTGTTTTCATAACCTATTTATTATTGGTCCAAAATTGTTTTTAATTTTCTCTTGCTTATCTAATTCGCTTCTCAAATTGGATGCCATCTCCTCGTACCACCTCGCCTTGCTCAAATCTCTGTCCACGGGTTGGTTTGGCTTGTGCCCCAATCTCATACGATACTTGAACGCATTCATCTCGCAATAGGAAATATATTTTTCTTTGCCCCAAATGTCTATCATCATCTCGTAGACTTCCTTCCCACCAACCTTGTAGTGGGAAGGGTTTATGTAATCGTAATCGTTAGTCATTGTTTAAAATATTTTGATTAACTGAATCTTGTTTCTTTTTAATTATTATCCAACGCCCTTGTTGGTCTCTTCCTTCTTCGGGCATTATACCTTCTTTAAATATTCCGTAAGAGATTAACCACTTGTAGAATCTTGTTCTACTAATAGTCATCTTAGCTTTTGGTCCGTAGTCAGGGTACTCATTGATAAAGTCCTGATACAAATCTTGCTTGTACAATCTTCTCTCTGACTCAAGATGTCTATAAGTATCTTGACCGTCAATCAGTCCACACCACTCGATAAAGTCGTGACACGTTTCTGCTGACAGCTGACGAATCTTTAAGTTCACAAATTTAGATTTAACTAATCCCGTGTTTAAATATCCTTGCAAGCAACCAATCATATAATTGTCAAACTCGCACCAATCGTCATCGTTCCAATCGCCAAACATTAACTTCCCAAACTCATCTAAAGGAGTGTGGGTCTTATTGTAATGCTGATGCAATTCAATCTCCCACTTCCTTCTTGCAAATGAATTACCTGAGCCCTTGATAGCGTAGTTTGTTGTGATAGCTATCTTAGGTGACTTGCTGAATGGAATCTTAATTGCGTCCTTGTTTTTCTTCTCAAGCGTTAAGCCCTCAGTTACTACTGAGAATAATCTTTCAAAGTCAAAGTATCTCTTCACGTCATCAAAGCATAGTATCTGCGTATCTGCTGACACCAACTGATAGGCAAACGACCTCTCGAATGTAAATGACTTCCCATCAATTACGACTAACTTCTTCATACAGCTAAGCGCATTCATAAACAATCCCTTCCCTGTACCACCTTCGGGGTTATCGCTTATAACCTCGTCATTTAAAATTACTGCGGGACAAAATGATAAATTCTTATGAGCGTGTAATAGAAAACCTATTGTACTCTGCGTTGAATCTATCCTTGCATCATCGTTGCCACAAATATTTGATACAAACTTTTTATAATCGCATCTGTCAGTAACGTCACAAATATTAAAATTCCTATCAATCACGTGGTCTTTCCAAACATAACCGCCCAAGTCCAAATAGTCTATGGGTATAATTTCTCTCTTTGTTATCTTGACCGCACAATTTTTATAGTAAAGGTACGCAGAGTCTTTGGTATCTTCAATAAAATAAATGTCAATTGTTGACAGCATCGATAAAAATTCTTCCTTAAAGAATCTCGTATTGTCTGCAAAGTAATTGTAAACGCTGATGTCGTCCAACTCTAATAGGTGCGCAAGCACAAAATCTTTAATCTCTTTCTCTGATGTGTGGTCTATTAGGTTATTGGTTACTTTCACAAAAACATAATTCTTACCACCCTCAGGGCAATATTTATAGAATCCCGAGTCCTCCAAGAACTGCTTGAATAGGATATGGATTATCTTGATGACCCCCTTATCGTTCTTGCTCCAAAAAGTTTGCTTCTCATTCTCCTCCTCAACCTTGTTCAGTACAGCTTCTATAATCTCGCTATCCAAATGGGAATCTTGTAACTGATAGCGAATCTCCTTTTTTGAAACACCTCTTCTAAGTTTGGCTTTGATTTGATTTACCTTCTCCTCGTCCTCGTAATACTTCGTACCAAAGTTTGTCGTATGCACATACGCTGAGTCTATTGTTCTTTGAATCTCTGATATGGTAAAGTCTTGTGTTGCGTATTGGTTTAGTACGTACGATGCAAGACTCTTGTTAACTCCAAAGTCATTGAACGCCATCGCAAGTATGAATGCGTTATGGTTTCTTTGCCCCTCAGCCATTGGATATTTTGATGTCCACCACTTCACAAGTATTTCCACTATCTTATTCTCGTCCGTGATTGGTATGGTTGGCTTATCCTTGTACTTACTTACTTCAGTGTACTCTGCCTCCTCGATGCTGTCCCATATTGACGAATTTTCGTTGATGTGTAACAGCGGGTCGTAAGACTCGTAGCATACTCTTGAAAGATTTTTACTTGTCTTGTCAAAGTATGGTGAATTTAAATACTTCTCAAGGGAATTAAAATAGTTTACGTGGTTCTCTGCGTCTGCGGGAATCTTCACTAAAACTTTAAGCCCATTACCTGACGGAGATATGAATACCGAGAACACATACTTGTTCTTTGATAGGTTCTCTTTATCCTGCAATAACTCCTTCTGTTTAACGTATCCGTCAAAGTCTAAGCATATGAGTCCACTATGATTAATTAATGCGCTGTCGGCTCTCTTATTGAACTCTCCGCTAAAGCATATTGCGGGCAACTGCTTTTTTAAATCGTTACGCTCAGGTTTTCTTTTCTCTAAACGGATTTTCTTTACCAACTCCTTTGTTGCTCCGTTCTTTATTCTTTCAAGGATTACGTGCACGTCACGATAGAACGGTGTGTCGGTGTCCCTGATGTTCTGAAATATAGTTATGTTATGTTGTGTCATTGTATTCCGATTTAATGATAGATTTTGATTAGATAACTTGCTGACTACTAATACTTATGTCGATAATGTCAATTTTAACTTTACTTTATAATTAATAAATAATAATAATAATAGAATATATATATATAGAGTATAGAGGATAATAATTTAGCATTTTCGTCACCGATTAGAGCCAAAAAAAGGGGAGAGAATACCCCTCCCCTCATCTTTAATTGGTTTTAGAATGGCAAGCCATCGCTCTCCTCTTCAACAGCGGGAGCCGTAGCTGTTGGTGTTGCACCCTTACCCTTAGGCTCGAATGTGTCCAACTCTAAGTAAGCGTTACCGCTTCTTGCGTACTTGGCGTTCAGGTTTACCCATCCACCTTTTTGGTGCTTCTGCATAAATGCAATAGCATCGTCTACCTTAATTGATACTCTTCCGATTACAAAATCGGGGGCATTCTCTTGGCGTTTGAAAGAGAATCCGTCTGCAAAAATTTTTTCGTCTTGTGACATTTTACTTTTTTTAAAATTTACCTTAGTCTGTTTTAACCAACCACCAACCTCTAAGGTTAAGCTGATGATTGGGTGTTGTTAGGGCGGGACTCGAACCCGCGACTTTGCAACCATTAAGGATGTGATAGACCATCTTTCACATTACGCAATACCTAACAAGTGTCTTTGAAGACACGCCCCTATAGCGTGTCCTCGATATAATGATTTACAATATCGTCCGTAGGGTTAGCACCATAATACTTTTGGTATACCTCTACAGCCCTGATTACTTTAGCCTCTCCGCCTCGTACGAACTCCTCAGTCGGTCTAAAGATACCAAGCTGAGCCGTTGCCTTGTCAACCACATAGAACACTAATGGCTTACCAAATAATGTTTGGTATATGTAGCACTGCGAATCGTAATTGTAAGCCTTAGCTGAATATTTAAACTTCTGAATGTCTGCCGTAGTCTTTAAGTCAATGATGGAATCGCTTGTCAAAATATCTGCCTTGCCCTTCCACATCAATCCTTGAATCTCCATAATTGCGGGAGTCTCGAATACGTTACCTTCTCTATAGATTTCATCGTAGAATGTAATGTTACGTTTCATCACGCTCACCAACCTCTCAATGTCCTCCTTCTCTTTTTTAAGTAAACACATCTCCAAGTTATTCTCCTCGCAGTAATTCTTGTACTCCTTCGTCGTCCTTGTCGTCACGTCTACAAATGGAATCACTTGCGCCTTCTCAGGTTCTATTAGCAACTGATGGAAATACCTACCCTCCAATAAATTTTTACTATCGGGTCTCGACTTACCATAACCCTGAGGATTATTAAGCAGAGTACCCACATCCGAATTGGATAGGTACTGCTTGCCTAATACTCCGTAGTAGTTATTGTCATCTCGCAATTGTTCGATGATTTCCATCATTATGAATTTACTAAATTAGCAATCTCTTTCTTAACTGCGGGACTCATTTTGTATTTTCTGCTCAATTGTTTTCCAATTGCCTCAATACCAAGTGATTTATTTGCTTCGATATACGAACAAACTTTAGCCCAACCCGCTGAATCTTTCTTCAACTCTTCTAACTCGCTTGTTGGTTCGGGAGCTACGGGAGCCGTAGTAGTTAACTCAGGAACATCCTCGCCCGTCCATAAACTCAAACCTAATCCGTGCATAGCAATAGCCTTAGCTGTTGAACGCTGAATCGTTTTGTTTACGTCCATCGAGGTTAACTTCCCAATTGGAATTGCATTGTTACGAAAGTCCATCACGGGCAGGTAGTCGATATGCTCAATGTCATTCACTACGATACCAACCTTAACGTATGCTGTGGTTCCGTCAGTGAAATAATTTAAGCCCGTGTGCTCGTGCTCGTAAATTTTACGCTGAGCGTTTGGATAATGGGTCTTTAATAAAGACCAAGCATTTGCCCAAGATAAATAGTCAAGATTACCCTTGCGCTCAATCTTGTCCTTGATGCTGATTGCTGATAATGTTTTGAATACGCTGTTGGTATTCGAAACTGATGTTGCTGTTGTGTTTGTTGCCATTTGTTTTTGATTAAAGTGTGATTGAATTTTGAATGTCTTTTACTAATTTTTTGTAGTCGTCATCGCTTCTCATCTTGTCAGCGAATGAATTTATACCTCTATAAATTGTTGACCAATTGGTGTCGTAACCGTTATCCTTCATATAGTTATGAATTGTGGCTACACGCATTGGTCTTAAAAAGCATAGGTAATATAATAAATGCCTTGCATCTACATACTCCTGAACTTTTGATTTTGTAAATAGGTCTTCCTCTCTTATTCGAAAGTTTCGGGCGACCTTATTTGCGTACTCGTTAAATATATCTTGCTTCATTGTATTGTAATTAAATTTGATTGGTCACAAATATACACATTGTGCATTACTTATGCAATTATTTTGAAATAAATTTTCTTGCGATTCTGTGCCACAACTCTTCCTCTACCATATCGAGCGACTTATCTTTTATGATGGTGTTCATCTCATCTGATTGGTCTGCGTCTATAATCTCAAGCAAGAACTCTCCCGTCTTTAAGATTTGAATGTAAAATCCACCAACGTATCTTACCACGTCCATACAATCAGGTTTAAGTGTTGCCTTCGGGTGATAGCTGATAAATAATTCTCTTGGCATTATTCTGCCCGTGTTTAAAAACAAATCTAAACTCATCTCTCCGTCTTGCATCTTCTGCAATGTTTGGATGTACAACTTATCGGGCTTGTCTTTTAATTTTTCCTTTAGGATTTCTTTAGCTATTATGCTCATTTTATTTTTATTAAATTGTTAAACAATATTTTTATTATGCGTAAACTACTTCGCCCAATGCAATGTATTGGAATATTACGTCCGAACTTGTGGCATCTCCGTTCTCGTTGATTTCATTTAGGATTGCCCAACTATTATCATCGGTAGCACACTTCTGTATTCTTTCGTTCATCGTGGTCATACTGATTGTGCCAACTGCGTCCTCGTCCTCCGACTCCTCGATGTCGTGTATCTCTACGTCAATGTTGTGGTCGTACACTGCTGAGAATAAAGCCTGACTGAACGGGATACTTCTATCGGGTATAATACCCCTGACTTTCTTGATGGTCTCCGCTCCAATTAGATACCAATAATTACTACCGCCCTCTAAGGCTGTGACAAAAATGTCTTCTAAGACTTCCCTTGTCAATTCAATGTTAATAGATACTTTCATATTTGGTTTATTATAAATTTAACTTTTGATTTTGTGTTTGGGTTCAACTCTAATTGTTCTATCGGGCACCATCCGTGTGCCCACTCAAAATTATTTTCTCCTACCCAACTTATCTTACGGAGAACTCTGCCGTGTTCGTTTTGTAAATAAAACAAATCACCTTTATAAATTCCTTTCGTCTTCATTTTGTTTTGGTTTAAATGTTAAACATAATTTCTCCGTTGCTCTCATTACGAACCTTGTCGTATAGAACTTTTTCTACTGCTTCTGCGTAAGACTCGTAACATTTTCCGTTGTAGGTATGCACATTATCTACGCTTGTAATATGGTCTTTTATTTCCGAATCATCAAGAAAAAAATCGTGCAACTGCCCGCCCTTGTATTCTGCATAGCCCACAAAGTTTTGCATCTCGTCCTCATAGAAACAATAGAATCTCACATCGTACTGCTGAGCAATTAAACCCAATTGAAACAAGTCGGGGTTGTACTTCGTTAGGAATCTCACCTCACCCTCTGTCTCATAGCTCACCTCAATGCTGAACAATGGGCTTGTGAACTCGCTCTCAATTATCCACTGAGCCTTGTTTTCTTTCTGCTCTCTTTTGGAGGCGTCACTGAACGCCTCCATTACTTCGTCTACTCTACTTCCTTCAAATACGACGTATTGTGCTGTAAAATTTGCCATTAGTTTTTTGTTTGGTTTAAATTAATAATATACTCTGCTAATTTTGTTCTGCCATAAAAACAATTATCGCAACCACAATTTTCTTTTGCGTGCGCTCCAAGGTCTCCATCTTCCTCATCAGGTAAATATATATTTAGAATTTCTTTTATGCCACGTGGATTTCTTAAATCGTAATAGCAAAGATTTGAATAAATTTCTTCTGCTGTCATAGATTAGTTTGTTATGGTTTTAGTTATTAAACTCTCGATAATCTCGAACTTCCCATCCTGAAAATAAATGTCAACGGGAAAGTCAATGTCAGGTAGGCATAGCGTCTGCTCCCCGAATAGGTTCATATTCACTGCACCAAAGTCCTCGATAAAATAATCCTCGATTTCGCTCCAATGAATGAGCAACTCAATGTCCACCTCGTTGATTTTTAACTCAATAGAGTACACCAATATAGACTTGTTGTTGACCTCAAATAATTCGAGGTCGATTGTTGGGAATTGATTTTCTTGCACCCAATCTTTCAACTCTGATAACTTTAGCTTTTTCATACTATGATGTCTCCTTCCATATTTACGAACTCATAATAATTTATACTATCTTCACTAATAATAAAGTTTTCGATGTAGTCTCCATTAGAAAACTCCGTCTTCATACTTGATGCGTACTGCTTTGCTAACTCAATAGCCTGAGCCTCAGTCTCGCAACTTACTGAAAACTCTTCTCTCTCATATCGCACGTACTTTACGTCGATATTAAATTTAAATTCTTTTGTCATTGTTTTTTTGTTTTTGTTTTTAAATCCCGTTTCATCCTTTAGGAATCATCAGTCGAGACAACTCATCTCGATACGGGAGAGTGTCCTTAAAGACACTCCCGCTTTTTATGGTCTAAACCTGACGACTTCCGTCTCCGTGAACCAACTACCACAACCCCCGCAATGGTAGTTTGCGAACCCATCGAACTTCAAATCGTTATAACACTCTACACACATTGGAGTCTCCTCGTCAATGTTGTACTCTTGAATCTCTTCCTCTTCTTGCTCCTCCTCCTTAGTTAAAGGAATGCTATAGTCGTATGGCAACTCGTATGGCTTACGATAATGCGAGTGCCAATAGTTACTCTGCATATTCTTTATCGGGTCACGCTTAAACGTCTTGTGCATCTGCCGACCACCAACTACTTCATCTATATTAAAGTACACCCAACACATCAACTCTACTCCTTGCTTGTCGGTCTTGATAGGCACCAACTTTCTTTGGTACCAATTCGGATGACCTTCCAACGTATCTAATCGTGCAAGCGTCGAGTCGGTTACTTTAAATATGTCCACCTCTACATTGTGCCCCACTCCGATGTCATCTATCAGGTATGGCAGTCCCTTAATAATTAGTGGGTACTTGTCTTTGGTCTTACCCTTACCGACGAACTTCGAGTCGGTAAGGTATGCGTAGTAATTGCTCTCGTTCCTTTTGAGCGTGCCGTACACAGCCACTAAATTATCTTGCAACACATTGTCTTTGCTGTACCATATTCCGTCCTTCTTGTACCACATATCTTTGTTGTACATCTGAAAGGTACGGTTACGTGTGTTGACTGTCACGAATCTGCTGTCGTGTTTCTCGAGCACTTCCTTCCACGTCTGACGTGGCTTGGAACCTATTTGCTCTGCAAGCACACGTGAGTCACACTTCTTCTCATTGCCCAACCCGTGAATGGTGCCGTTCATCATTAGCCACTCTGCCTTGTTGTTACCACACCTGAATGGGTGCGTGTTGTCTAACCCTACTGCACCAATGGTTGCGTATCTGAAATGCGCAATGAATGGTCTGTCGGTATCAAGAACCTTGTACTCTTTGGAGGTATAGTGTGACACCTCGTAGGTGTCCAACCATATCACTCCCAACCCGTGTGGGTTAATCTTTGATGACGTTTTTGCCACGTCAATTGGAAATTTGTTTTTGTTTTGTTTTACGATAATTACGCACATAGTTTGTTTGGTTTATGAGCACCACCTAACAAGGCGGAGAACTCGGGTTATAATAATAAAGCACTAAGATAGCACATATATTGCACATATCCAAATTTAATTTAAATTAATCTTTGTAGCTTGGCTTGATAGCAAAGCACTCAATCATCTCGTCGTGGTAAGCGTCAATGTTGTTGACTTCAGTAAACAAAGTCGCTTGTTGTTTGGTATCAAACTGCGCTACCACTAACTCGTTCTTACGCTTGAATATTTTTGCGTACTGCGTTGGTACCTCGACCACGCTCCACACTATTTTCTTATTCATCACACGCCTCCTTTACTATCTCAAATATTCTCACTCCGTTAACTTCCCTGAACTCAATCGGGTACATCCTGATTAGCATCTCTAACTTGTCCTTAAAGAACGCGCGTCTACTCTTAGGTAAATAAATCAATCTGTCAATCACCTCTTGCACCAACTCTTGGCGCTCTTGGTACACATCTACTTTTTGCTCTTGCATAACTTTAGTTTTTAAGTTTAATTAATTAATATTTTTTAGGACAAGGATTAATTGCATAGAACACACCGAGACTTCCTCCGTAGCATTGTAATATATATTTACTATTCCCGCTTTTTAAATGTGCCTCTATTTCTGCTCGAAACTCATCACTTTCATTCCTGAATAACCCATAAATTGTTGTATGTCTTGTAACACACTGACCATATTGGTCTTTATCAGATTTTGCTATTGCTTGTCTGATTAATAAATCTAAATCTCTCATAATACTTTAATTTTAATCATATCCAAAATAAAATTGTCAATGTTCTGCGCACCCCAACTGCGGGCACCCTCGAACGAATCAAAGCTCTTGCGCTCTACCTTGTAGGCATTGTCTTTGTTTAGGTACTCAATGTAAATCTCCATCTTACTTGTTGTTTAATTTGTTATCTAACTCACTGCACCCGTACGCAACTGCGCCTAAGGATAAAAACATTGTACACATCAGCACCACCCACTCGAACGGGTTTAAGCTATCTAAAATACTCATCAGGTACACTATCACACCCGAATAGATTAAGCCACCGACGGCTAATAAAATTGTTACTCTCTTCATCTTGTTTGTTGTTTGGTTTAAGCACTATTGCTTGCGCTGTGCAAGGGACTCGAACCCTTGTTTATACCATACACAGCTGTGTCTTTAAAGACACTCGTTTTTGATTGGAGTCAATAAAAAAAATTCCGTTTCACTTCTACCCCACTCTTCTCCGTACTGCCACTCGTCTTCGTTTTGGCATAGTATTAATTTGCCGTCCCATTCAGCTACCCATTCGTGCTTGCCATCTTTTGGAGTGTTTTCCCACACGTCTACACACTCCCAAATAATTGTTTCAATTGTTTCTTGGTCTGTAATTTTTTCCGTTGTAAATTTCGTTAAGTCCATTTTTTTATTGGTTTAAGGGTTTGCTGTTTCGTCCTTTGGGACTCGTCAGGCGGAGCACTCACTCCGCTACAGCGGGAGCGCTTGAGCGCCCCCGTAGCAACCTACCTCAGGTACATTGCTATCTCATTGCTAATCACCCCCCTATCAATGAATTTCTGAAAATCTTTTGCCAATTTGAACATTATCTCGGTTTTCTCGGCATCCCCGTTGTACATTGACAGCACTATCGGGTGCACCTTGGCAAAGAACGCGCTTTGCGAGCCTTTAACGTTTATGGCGTGGTTCACCAACTCGTAGAACAACTCGTACCTACGCATCATTTGCTTAACCGACTCGAAACGGCTTGGTACCCTGAACTCGAGCACCATACCCTTAACTAAGGCTGTTTGGTACTTGTAGTGCCAACCGCTGTGCGAATAGCCTTGTGGGGCGCTGTTGTACTTGCTGAGCCCACTTGGTTGCATTCTACGATTTGCACCGCAGTATAGGTTCTTTAAGCGGTTACGGAACAGCGCAAGCACGATGCCTGAGTATTTGCGAACCTCCTCGTTTATTTGCTCTCCGTCCATACCATCAACACCTATGGTGATGTGACCACCGCATCTCCCGTTTGACGGGCTGTAGCGGTCGTCAATGATTTTCTCCGCTTTGTGCATCATATCGAACACTTTGGTGCGCCACTTGCCTTCAGGGAGCAAAGGTAGAATGTGTGTTACCGCCTCGTAGCCTCTGATGCCTTGTCTAATGCCCGCTGAGCTGTCCTCCTCGAACCCGCAAAACAATTCATACTCCCTGATTGAATCGCGGTGCAAGGTGTTTTTTTCCACCTCCATACCGATTGTAAATTTCGACTCATAAACGCCACCATCAAATTTGATGGCTTGGCGCTTACCTGCAGGCTTAAGCCCTGCAATGTCTACCGCAAAAGGCGTCTTGTTAAGACTTAGCGGTGATGGCTTGTAGTGGTAATCGTGAACCACTCCGCGGTTGTGTTCACCCGTTAGGGTGTACTGAATACCGATTTTGAATTTTGTTGTTGTCATAGTTTTAGGGGTTTTGTGTCTTCAAAGACACTGATTAAAAAATTGGTTTTTAGTTTTGGTTCTCAGCTAATTTGCCCATCAATATTTGCAAGGCATCAAAAATTTGGTTATTATCGTTGGTGGTCTTCATTACTCCGTTAGCATCGATGCGCACAGCTACATTTTTACCGCCCTCAGGCTTAAACGTGAACGTTAAAATCGTTGGTACTTTTACCTCAACCTCAGCGCCTTCGCCCTCTTCACCTTCTCCACCTTCTTCGGTACCCTCTTCCACAGCCTTAGCGAACTTCAGTAAGCCTTCAAGCGTACGATTAGGCTCTTCGCCACTTGCCTCGATTTCATCACATTTGGTGTTGAATTTATCAACTACCGACGTATCCAATTTGCCCGCTTTTACTACCTTGTAGAAATAGCTCTTTTGCCATCCAAACACCTTGTTAGCAAAGTCTTCGGTGGTCCAACTGATGCCCTCGATAGTCATTAACTGCTTGCACTCTTCGGTTCCAAACCACTCGAAAGCCTTTAAAACTACGGCACTCAGGGTTAATGTGGTTGCAAACTTTTTCTTTTGTCCGTTTGATAGCGTAGTGCTCAAACGCTTGATTTCAGTAAGGTTCAGCGCTTGCTTAACCTCAGAATTGCTTAAAAAAGCTGATTCGATACTTAGTAAATTTGTCATTTTGATAGGGGTTTTAAGGGTTTTTAATTGTTTGCCGTTTCGTCCTTTTGGACTCATCAGGTAGGCTACACAGCCTACTACAGCGGGGCTTTGAGCCCCGTGGTGTTTACTCACACCTACTGCAATTGCCCTCAGCATTTACGCTGTCAACTTCGTTCCAACAAAAGGCACAGCTTGGCTTTGGGGCGTTTGCCGACTCCAACTCTTGCTGTCTTGCCATAAAATACTGCAGTTTAGCCATGGCGTTGAATTTGGCTGTGATGTCGGTAGCGTTAGCCAACTGATTAGTCCAATACTCGATTTTTGGTGCGTAACCCATTGGGTACTTGTTGTTTGGTGTTCTCATTTTGTTAGGGGTTTATAGTTTTACGTGCTCCGCTTTGTGCATTGCTTCTGCAATATTACTGCATTACTTTGACATATGCAAATAATATTTACTTTTTTTTTCAATTATTTTTAAGAATCAATGTTTATGAGGGTTTCAGGCTGTCGTATTCGCGGGCTGATTTGATATGGATACGGGCGGGCGGATGCTACCGACTTCGTCAGGGCACCTGATTGTTTAAATTTGTGTCTTCAAGGACACTGCGCGCGGGTCGGGCGGGTGCATCGATACGGGCAAACGTCGGGCGGTGGACGCGTAACGGGTGGCGCTGTGGCACCCTGAGCACAGCGGGCACAGCTATAGAGGCGGGCGGGCTGTAGGAAAACGCCAAAAAATCGGAGGCGCTCGAGGGAATTGCCCACCCCCCCCTACAAAAAAAAAGCTTTTTCTGAATGGGTCGTCGCGCGCAGAACCCCCATAGTACCCCAACACTACTATCATCTGATATTTTTTTATATCTTTGTATTATAAAACCTTATTATATATTATATGGAGAATTTTAAAAACAGTGCGAACCTAAGTGGTTTGACAGTAAAGAACGGTAGATTGATTAACGATAGACCTAATATGGGTATTGCAGGAGTAACTGCTGCTTGTATTGCAAGAAAAGAATTAAAGAAGGCAAATAAGATTGAGATGTATGCCGAGGCGGTTGCTATGGGTAACAGAAGGTCTGAGATGTCTGAGGGTCCTGAGTATGTTAAAATCATACGATAATGATTGGCTGTAAAGACAAGGGTGATAAAGCCTTTGGTGTAAAGAAATATTTTCAAGGGGATAAGGGTAAGTCTATATTAGCTGCCAAGGCTGCTAAGGCTAAGAACATAGTCCAATTGAAGAAGGAAGAATTAATGAAATAGTATTTGTTTGTTATAGTTATATGTTTTGGTTTAGGGGAGTCTTTAGTTAGGCTCCTCTTTTTTTTATCAAAGTAATAACAATGTTAGATTATCGACATTA